CTCTGTTAACATAGTCTGCTCTAATTCGTCCTCCGAAAAATCTTCTGGAAGATCTGGGCCATAAAATATACAAGAACATCTATAACTCTCACAATTAGCACATTTGAGTGCTAAAGCGTTTTGTTTAGATATTCTCATATGATTATCAATTCTCTCTCGATGTTCTTTAGCAGCTAATCTGACTAGATCACACACTTTCAGAAAAGAAGTGGGAGTAGTATCCATTTCAAATATAGAAGATCGTTTATTACCTACCAAAAATTCAACTGGCCACCAGGATTCTTGATGAATAGCTCTATCTCCAAATTTCAGAGTGAGCTTAGATCGAACTTTCTTAAGTTCGATCATATCAATACCTCCACACGGATAACCGTTTTCATCTTTGAGCTTATATTCGTGTTTAATACAAACTTTGAAAAACATAGTAAAACGATTCCACGCCGCTTCAGAATGAAGGACAAGTCGATTTAAACCTAAATCAGCCCTATTAGATGCTATAAATATAACTTTAGGCTTCCATTCTCTCAAACCTTTTTCATGAAGATGAGCACTATTCAATACAAATCTTCCTGACGATGTTAATTCTAAAAAGGAATTAGTAATAACATTCGTTGTAGATTTATCAGAATTGGAATAAGCTCCAATCTCATCAAATAAGACGGAATGATGTTTATTTTGGTCATAAGAGGATAAATAAGCATCAGCTCCATTAATTATAGCAAAAGCTTCATTAGCATCTTCAACAGTATAGCCCAATTCCGTTAAGATTATTTGTGATAAATGAGGAGCTATATAGGTTGTTTTACCAGATTGGGAATCGCCAGTTAAACCTATAACTAAAGGAGGAGCTCTTATTCCTCCATCCATCTGATAAGTGCTCTGATAAAGAGTTTGAATCTCTCTATTTGCTTGATTAAGCAACGACTTATTAGAAAACGATAAAGATGAGCCATCGACTGTTAAACGTCTACCATAACATTTATAACACCTGTCTATCCACAATTGAGAGCTCACATACTTGGAGTACTCAGGCTTATCAGCATCATTAGGATGACAAGTTCTATAACGATGTCTGACTAGCCAATCAACATCAGATATATAACTTAATGGATCGGTTGAATCCGTGAAGTCATCAATATCACAATACACTCTTTTACAAAATCGAACCAAACCACTTGCTATTGACAAAACATCGTCCATAGCTGGTCCATGCTCTTTAAGATCTTGATAATGTTTGAAATCATACAACTTGAAAAAGTTGAATTGTTGTCGAAATTGATCGGGAATTATTTCAACATAAAAAAGATATGAGAAAAATTTCCTAAAACCAGATCTATTTAAAGTTCGAATAAAAGACTGAGGAGTATCAAGAATAGCCTCAAGATTATCTAAAAAATCTTTAATTCCGTCAGAGGTCTGGTCCAATGCGTCAAGATCGTCTTTAACAATAATACCATTTTTAACTAAATCTTTCATTAAAACACAAAGTCTTTTGAAAGTTAGCTCGTTAGAGAGTTTAGTAACAGTACCAAAATAAGACGATCGAAGCATACACAAAAGAGTTGTAATACGCACTGACAGGTCATCAGATTTGTAAAAAATGTAAAGGTGATAAATTAGAGTGTCAAACTTATCTTTGACAAATAAATCTTTAATATCAGAACCATAATTAAAATAACTATTAAGCTCAGAAAAAGATTCATAACTAAGAAATGTTTGATCAAGTTGAGTTTTCTCAACATTATCATCATTATCAAAAGTACGGCGAGATGATTTCTCGTTCGTAGATCTGCCACACTCTCTGCCAAGAGTGGAGCTAGTAAATTTATCTAGGCATCGCAAATATTCGTGTTCGATTATTTGACTTTCCATGATTATATTAAGGGGTGGTCTGTAGAAAACAAAACTAAGTAGAATCTACCCAGATAAGTATTAAATGGCAGTTTTTTGTAATTCATAATTATAGGATAAAGTTGATTCATCATAATCAGTGGGGGTCCTCAGAAGCTGTCTCGGCGTAAACCCTATTAAAGTAAGGGAGGCTTGAATAAGCCATACTGAGTTGAGACGCCATACTTCAGCACTTTCCGACTGAGTAATCATCAAATCTTGGTCCACTCTTGCTAAAGTCTAAAGTAACCAAGAAATACAAAAAGAAAATAATACAAATACCTGAATAACAGGGAGTTATTGGTTTTGTCATCTAACTAACAGTTCGACCAAAACTATTAGGGTGCAAGTTTTGTTAGAACCAGCAAACTTAAATAAAAGTGGCCATAAAAGGCCAATGGTGGATAAACCACCATAAAATGGAGGAATTTTAACGTCGTCCCTCCGCGACCTACTCTAGAAGAGGATAGAATAAAAATTAATCAACGTATATTATAAACAATTACAAAAAGATAAAGAAAATAATCAGAATCTTTAAGAAGTGAATTTAATATACGAAAATGAAAGTTTAAACTAGAATGGTTATTAGAT